CGGAAATCCGGGAAAGCCCTGGTTAAACCCAGGGGCCAAGATCGGTCCACCCAAGGGTGGACCGGTATCGTAGCTTGTCGCTTCTCCTCACTGCGCCTCGCGTAAACTCATGTTCACGCGAAAGCTCGGAGGGAGTGCCCTTATGGAGGGCAGCGACATACGCGCCGTTTATATCCGTTCTTTTGGAACGGACGGCACGTAGTGGGAGCACTCTTCCGCGCCAACCCTGGTAATTGGAACACCAGGAGCGGACAGGTGCTGACTCGTCCCAGTTAAGGACGAGTCCATCGTCTCCAGAGCCATCTGGAATTGCGGTCCGTCTTTCGAGAGGTGTGCATCGGCGAAGAGCCGAAACCCACGCCCTCTTAAGATGAAAACTACAACCGCGGCCAAAACCGCGACGATGAGCATACCGACGCAAAGCGTTAGGTATGTATAGACGGCATTGGGTGTCATCGACATATTGTCCTTTCAAATAGATTGGACGTACGTCGACACCTTCATACCAGTCCGTCCCACAGCTTTCAAAGAAGTTTCCAGAAAGGAAGGTCTTCTTAACGTTAGTTTTGAACCCGATAAAGTCCAAAACCTCGATGAGTTTCGAGGCCACTGTCCTCTCGACAATAATGTCGTCTCCGTATACCGCAGTAAGTGCCGGGTCGGCACCACACGCGATACAGGCGGAGTAGAAGATCAGGGTCTCTAGCTCGAACGTAAACCCATTCCCCATTGAGGAGAACTTTTGTAGGGCTATACGCTCTCCGTTCAGGTCTGTAAAGTCGACCCTAGCGGAGCTCAACAACTCAAACCACCTAGAAGGTAGGAGGAATCTAACGAGCCGGTGGCTAACCGAGTCACTAGCGCCCTTCAAATCAATGGTCGATAAAGACCAATCCTGAGCCATAGAGGCCAGGAATTGATTCCAGGACTGAGTGTCGAGATCGACACCAAAAAGCTTTAACCGCTTACGGATCAGAGAGCCTATCCCCTTCTGAACGAAGATGTTCATGTGGGGTTCGACAGCAATGATCCGCTCAGTCTTAGCGTTCTTGGGAACAGTAGTAGTACGGCTAGAGTCATTGACTACAAAGCCAGGTCCTGGGAAGGACCTCCACACCGGCCCTATTAAGGAAAACCGGAATGGGTACAATCTTGGCGTGATATGGAGCTCAGCCCCATATTTCTTGGAGAGCAGGACATCAGCTCCCGAGACTGCGCTCGTCGCCCCTGGACCAAAGCCGAAAGAGTCTTCCACAAAAGATAGCTTGGACAGCGTTAGCCTACCAAGTATCCGGTGGACAACCCGGCGCATCTCGATAAGAGTTGCGTTGATCGGATTGCTAGACCGCCCAGGGAAATCCTGGGTTGGGTCTAGAGTAACATCTGAGATGAGCGCTCGAAAGCGTTCATTGGTTCTCAGACATTGCTCTTCGGCCTCGAGGAACGACGAGGATGCAGCCGCCACTCTGTCTATCCCAGAGTTCAGCATGGGGTTCTTCCCCATAATCTCACTAACCAGGTAGTCATCTGCAAAGCGGGAAGCAGAAGCTTCTCGCATGTAACGGACGACTTCGGAAACAGCTAAAAGATCGGCTGAATCCATTCGCTCGAGCCTCCCGGCCCGGACGAAACCTACCGGCCACCGAATCGGTGGCGGAAGAGTGAGAAGCTGACCGATGGACTCGGGAGAGTCCTCGGACAGTAAGTACCAGACGGCCATACTCCGCGGAGTATTTAGGTCTACGCACAAGCCAAGAGCTGTCTTACGCTCGAGGTTGTAGCAGTACTGCTGATTCGCTTTCGCGATGGGGTGGCGCTTCACAGCGTCACGATGGGTCTTAACAGAACTCATCATAGGCTCCCGAAGTGCGACTACTTACGTCGTGTAGTCACGGTCACGGAGTTGCGCCTTAATAAGCGCATCCGCCATGCCGTTGACCGCAAACGCGTAGGCGTCTTTCACCTCGGTCGCAGTGGCATCAATCGGGTAGACCGCATCAACGTTGATGCGAATCATGCCAACGACAGTGTCAACACTGTCAATGCTCCGGACCACGGGGAGCTCGACACCGAAGAACGGTCTGTCCGTCGGGCGAGTCTTCGTGAACCGTCCCGGACGAGTGACCAAACGCCGACGCTGAGCGACCGTTGAGGCCGTCAGGTCTTCGAAGATCACCGTCTCACCAGACACCACCACAGGGGTGAATGTCTTGGCGACGGCTGCGTCATTGTTAATGACGACGGGTGCGTTTTGCATAGCTTTCTTTCAAAGAAGGGGTTATGTACTAACGTACAGGATTGTGGTACAACCTACTTGAACAACTGCCTGATAAGGGCAAGTGCACTCGTAGTGTGCGATACGGAAAGTGGATTAGCATTAATCCGGATTACGGCACTTGGGAGCGAGTTCCGAAAGGATCTGCTCTTTATTGTGGTCGTACGCCGGCTCGTGCCTCCACCAACCGCCCCGACACTTTCGATACGTGTGGTTGTAGTCACAGAAATTCCTATCCTGCCAATGCTATTAAAAGAAGCAGAGGCCTGAAGGAAGTCGCCAACACCGATGAACCAGTCGATGACGAAGCTATAGGGTATCAACTCCCAAGCTAGTAAGACCGGGTTTGTCAACCCGAGTCGGTTGGCTTCAACGTCCCAGAAGGACGCATCATCTACAAAGGTGGTATACGAGACTACACGCGCATGTTGTGTCGCGGTAGTCACGTACGTTGACGATGGGAAAGACCCATGCAACGTCCCACCGGCCCTCTCGTCGTTAGACGCGGAGACCGAGTGTTTAACCACCAGTGGCTTAGCAGCTCGTATTTTGTAATACTCACTGACACTACCACTAAGATCGCTAATCAGCGGGCGAATGCCATACTGATATGCGAGCCAGGAATCGCTAGCCACTCCCGTGGTGTCGCGAATCGTTCTCTTCCAGCCCTTGTAAGGACGGTTACCCGTTCCTAACAACGCATTGAAAACGCCGTTAACGTTCCCCTTACGCAAAGAGCTGTAAGCCTTCAGAAGACGGCCGCCGTAATCGACGAACATCTTCTCCGTCTGCTTGCGTTCGGCAAAAGCCTGCGCATAGTTCACCTCGGCGTCCCGGATTTCGTTCCTGAGCTTGTTAGCCCAGTACTTGTCCGGGATGTCATAAGGATAGGGGACAACCCCTACCTCAGGACATGGTACGACGGATGTAACGGTAGACGTGAGCACACCGGGAATCGAGGTTGTCTCTGTCCAAACACCTTGCGAGTACAGCATTCTGTAGCTGTTCACAGAGGTGCCATTGAACAGGATCTCTATCCCGGGCGGCCTGCGCCGCTTTGCAGCATTGGTCTTTTCTTCGTTCCGACATATATAGGGTGTATCGAACCGACCATCGAAAAACGAGGTCGGAGTAGATACAGTATTCCCTATACGTGAATAAGCGGTTCGAAGTGCCATGTCTGCTAGTCTCGAAGGAGGGTTACACTACGGTGACCCGTAATGCCCCGAAGGACTGTCAGGTCCCTGACACGCGCTGTTCATAGCGCGGCGTAGACGCCTCACGGCGTCCAGTGGCAGAGAGATCCGCGCTTTTTGAGCGCGAAGGGTCGCTCGTAAGAAGAGAGGGAGTTTTATTGTCCCTCTCGGACTCACGAGAAACCCGAATCGTACCAAAGTACGATTCCAGCGGACTCACATCCGCGACCGGTCTGACAACCGGACCCGCAGGAGGCACGCCGGCCCAGCATCGACAACCGTGGACGACTCTAAAAGAGCCAAACTCGGTGACGATCCAAGCCATAGTAACCTCCATGCGATGGGGTCCCCCGAAA